GCGCCCGCCGCGTTCGACGCCTGACGGGATTCGCGCTGCGTCTGCTCCGCCGCAAGTTGCGCGTTGCGCTCCTGCGTCTTGGCGATCTCGCGCGTCAACTCCGCGATCGTCTGCTGCAACTCGACGCGGCGCCGCAGCGCCTCCTGCTCCTTCTCGTAGGCCGCGGTGTCACCCGACACCATCGTCCCGTCCGCGCTGAACACCCCGTTCAGCATCTTCACCTTGCGCGCCTCGGCCTGGTTGGCGGCGAGCTCGGACCGCGCCTCGTCCAACTTGCGCTGCAGCCGGACCAGCGCGACGTTGCCCTCCGCGCCGCCCATGCGGAGGATCGACGCGACGATCTCGTCGTTCATCTCCTTGATCGCTTCGCTGGCCGCCTGCGCCTGCTTGTTCAGCCCGTCCAGCCACTTCTTCTGCGCCTCGGCCGCCTTCTCGGCCGCAGCCGCCGCCTCGTCCGTCGAGCCCGCCAGCAACTTGAACGCGCCCGCCGCCAGCGCCACCCCCGCCGCGAGCGGGCCGCCCGTCAAGAACGCGCCGAGCGACTGCTCCAGCACCTTCCCCGCCGCGCCCGCGTCGTCGAAGGCGCCCGTCATCATCAGCACGCCCGTCGCCACCTGGCCGAAGGACCGCTTGATGGTCTCGCCGCTGATGCCGATGCGGCCGAACGCCTCTGACACCGACGCGCTCGACCGCTTCGTCTCGGCCTCGAACTGCTTGATCCGCCCCATCGCCTTGTTCAAGTCGTTCCGCAACGACTCGGTTTCGGCCTTGAGCGTGATGAGCAGCGAACCGGCGGACGCCACGGGCTACTCCTTGCCCTGCGGCGCGATCAGCCCGTGGGCGCGCGCGCCGGACTCGAGGAACGCCCACACGTCGCGCGCCGACCGACGGCGGGGGTTCACCCGCGCCGGGTCGTGCTCGGTGAACACGTCCGTCCAGCGGAAGGGCGCGGTCCCCTTGCGACGGTTCGTGTTCACGGCCACCTCCAACAGCGTCCCGAAACGGAAGTCGTCCCGCACCGGGCCCGACGGCTCCACCCGCTCGTACGCCATCGCCTCGCCGACCTGGCTCGACGTCAACGGCGGCAGGAAGTCAGGGTGCGGGAGCCCGGCCCGGTGCGCCATGCGCCACATCAACCGGCGGACGGGGCTCCTTCGGATTTTCCCGCGGCGGCCTCGACCTCCTTCTCGGTCGCGGTGTTGATCTCCGCCGCGCGCCGGAACAACCGCATGAGCACCTTCGGGTTCTTGCGGACCAGCACGTCCGCGTCGCCGTCCGCGAACACCCGCGCGCCCGCCTCGTCGCGGATGCACCGGACCAGCAGCCGCGCCGCAAGGCGCAGCCCGTCCTCCTTCTTGCCCTCCGCCTTCAGCGCCGCCGACTCGTCGTCGAACGCCATCCGCTCCGCGCCGTCCATCTCGACGAGCCGGAACGTGGCGCCCCATTCGGGCACCACGGCCGACTCCTCGCGCAGGTCGCGGGCGGCGATGATCGTGTCGCGCAGGCTCATGCGGGCTCCCGACTACGTGGCCGGGGTCGACGCGATCCCGGTGAACTTGATCACCACCGTCGCGGTCGCCAGCCCCTCGAGCGGGAGCCCGATCCGCGCCGAGCGCATGAACCCCGAGCAGGTGATGGTGTTGGACGCCATCCCCGACGGCGGGGTCATCGTGATCGTCTCCGCCGTGTCCGTCGAGCCGAGCGGCAGGTCCGCGGTCGGGTCGTACTGGATCTGCAGCGTCAACTCGCCCGGGTCGACCAACTTGCCCGGGACGAACGTGCGGCCGCCGATCTGACGGGCGCTCGACGGCTGGGTGCTGCCGAAGTGCGTCGTCTCGATGGCGACGCGCTCGATGCCCGACCAGTCGATCGTCTCGATGATGTTCGCGGAGAACCCCGACGTGCCGAAGGTGATCGTCGCGCCGGTCGGGTTGCCAACTGCCATGTTCGCTCCTTAGACCCCGGGGGCCTGCCGGACCCATACGGTCCACCGCTGCGTGTTGCGGTACGTCGGGAGGGGGCCCCCGTCGTCCCGCGGTTCCATGCCGTCGAAATCGCTGACCTTGAACGCCCGGCGGACCGTGAGACCACCCCACGAGCCCGTCCAGTCCTTCATAGCCAGCCGCACCACCGCCGCAACCGTCCGACGCGCGGCCGCCGTGGCGGCCCACACGTCGACCTGCACGTCGATCGGGTACTCGGGGGAGTACCCGACGAAGTGCGGCTGGTCGTCCCGGTTGAGCACCTGAAACGTGATCGCGGGCAGGCGCTCCGCCTGGTCCGTGAAGTCGGGGAGCACCGTGTCATAGACCCGGTCCGCCACGTACTGCCGCAGGTCGTCGCGGACCGTCAGCGCCGCCGCGATGGCCTCCTCGAAGGACGCCATCACTCGCCCCCGTCCGACGACGGGTCGCCGAACGCCTCGGCGTCCGACGCGCCCGCCGCCCCGGTGAACGCCTTGAGCCTCCGCGACAACTCCTCCGCCGTCGCCTGAATCGCCGCCGCCTTCCCCTCCTCCATGCCGCGCTTCATGAAGGGGTTGGCGGGGATGTGCTTCCCGTTCCGCATGTAGCCGAACTCGATGTGGGCGGGGTAGTACCCGGGCCCGACGCGCAACTTCCCGCGGCCAGGTCGACCCTTGGCCCCGCGCGCCTTCGCCTTGTGGTCGGCCAACCGCGCCAACTCGGCCGCGGTCCACGCGCGGATGCCGAGCTCGTCGGGCCGCCCCGTGATGACCTTGTACCCGACCCGCCCGGTCCGCGCCCGCAGCGGCTTGACGCGCAGCGTCATCTCGACGTGCGGCGGATCGTCCGACCGCGGCGCCGTCCGACGGCACGACGTCCGCAGCACCTCGGCGCCCTTCTTCAGCGCCGGGCGCAGGAACTTCGCCTGCAACTTCAGCGGCAGTTCGTTGAACGTCCGCTCGAGGGCGGCGAACCCCTCCAGTTGAATCGTCAGGTTGGGACGGGAGGCCGCCATCAGACGACCTCCACCACGTCGCAGACGTGCTGAATCAGGCGCGCGTCGGGGTTGAGCGCCGCCGTGATGCCGAACACCCGCCGCGTGTTGCGCGTCGTCACCGCGAGCCGGTGCCGGGGGGAGAGCCCGTGGTAGTACCGGAGCGTGATCCGCCCCGACACCACGGCGCCCGTCCCACCGGCCAGGATCCGCTCCCGCCCCGACAGCGGCTCCACCCGACCCCACACGGTTGCGACCGGGACGTACGTCGTCGTGGCAGCGCCGCCCGCGTCTCGGGTCGTGCGCTGCTCGAGGATTTCCACCCGATCGCGGAGGGGTCCGGCGCGCATGGACTACGGGATCGCCGCCTCGGCGGCCAGCGCCACCACGCGGACCTTGTTCGACCCCTTGCCGAGCGCCAGGATGGAGCGGTAGTGGCCGCTCGTGGAGACGTCGGCGGTCGGCGCGATGTCGCCCGCCGTCGCGCCCACGACGTAGACCGTGCCCGCCGCCGCCGCCGCACCCGCGCCCAGGTTCACGTCGCAGCCCGGGCCCGCCACGTCGAGCGGCTGGCCGGACGACGCGCCGTGGAGCGCGATGCCGAGCCCGTCGGTGCCCGCCTCGGCCGCGGTGCCGTCGCACTGCGCCAACTTCCAGGTGTTGGTCGCGGTGTCGAGGTAGACCGCGTGGCCCGCCGTGATGGTGGCCCCGGCCGTCCCGTACTTGCGCTCGCCCGAGACGAGCAGCACTTGAGCCGCGGTGATGGTGAGCGACGCCATGAGTCCTCCTACGCAGCGAGGCTGCGGTACTTCCAGAGCAGAGATTCGGCCGAGGTCGGGATGCGCGTGGCGATCGTCCCCGTGATGAACTCCTCACGGTTCTCGTACAGCGCCCCGACGATCAGCAAGATCGCGGACTTGATCGACGACGGCACCGCCGCCGCCGCGCCGTACCCGCACACGACGCGCGCCGTCACCGCGTTCGGGACCGCCCGCGCCGTCGGCCACGACGTGCCGAAGTACGGCACGATGCGCCCGGGGTTGCTGACCGCGTCCACCGTGTAGTCGGTGCCCACCGTCAGCGTCGTGAGCGTGCCCGCCGCGTTCGTGTACTTCAGGTGCGTCACCGAGACGAGCGGCGAGCGCGGGACCAGCAGCGCGTAGCGGTCCTGCTCCTCGTACCCGGGCCCGGCGCGATGGTCGTCGCCCTGCCCCGGGAACGTGTCCCAATAGACGTCGAGCGTCGTGCTGACGAGCGTCTGATTGAGGAACGCCTCGGCATCCTCGCGGGCGGCCGTGAGGATGCGCGAGACGAGGTCGTCGTCCCCGGTGTGCTCGAGCCGCAGGTGTGCCTTCGCCTCCGCGACGGTGAGCGGTTCCGTCGCGGGGGCCGAGTAGACGGTGAAGGCACACCGAGGCGGCATGGTCTACCCGAGCAGGACGTGGAACGTCCCGGACTTCACGTTGCCGCCCTGCGCGACGACGATCTTGATGCGGCCCCCGGCGCCCACCGGCACGGGCGCCGCGCTCTTGCGCGTGCCGTCCAGCGTCATCACCGAGCCATCCGCCGTGTCGTGGACCTGCGCGCGGGGGTAGTACGACGTCGACGCCGTCACGTTGGCGACCGTCAGGATCGCTTGACCCGTGACGTCGTCCGTGATCGTGAAGTCGACGCCGTTGTCGTAGTCGACCTTCACGTACCGGATGGCGAGGACGTTCCCGCCCGGGCCCGCGTAGACGTACCCCGTGCCGTCGCCCGAGGCGTCGGTCGTGACCGTGACCGGGAGCCGCTGGATGTACGGCATGGGACTACGTCCCGACCGCGACCCAGGCGACGTTCTCGGTCCCCGTGGACGCGATGAGCGTGCAGTCGCCCGCGCCGGTCGGCTTCCAGGCGTACAGGCTCACCGTGCCGCCGCTGATCGCGTAGGTGACGTGCGACGTGCCGAGGCCTGGCGCCGACGAGCCCTCGATGCAGCAGCCGAAGCCCGTGACCGTCGTCAGCCCGGTCGTGATCGCCGTCGGGTTCGACCCGTCCAACGCCGTGATGCCCCGCGCGATCTTGTAGCCCGCCGCCACCGCGGCCGGGGCCGTGGCGAGCGCCGTGGTGACCGCCGTGCCCGCGATCTTGAACGCGGCGCCCGACTCGATGTCGAGGGAGCCGCCCGTGGGGACCGCCGTGGTCCCGTTCTGCCGGCGCTGAAGTCCCGGCCCAACGTACGTCGTGTCCGCCGCCATGTCCTACCGCCTTTCGATGTGAGGGGCGGGGGGCGCGACAGCACCCCCCGCGATGTGCCGTTGCGCGACTAGACGATCTGCGTCGTCTGGAGCGAGTCCATGCGCTGAATCCACACGCCCGCGAGGTAGATGTTGCCCGAGTTGCTCGCCGGGGTGATCGTCACGCGGACGTAGCGCTTGGTGCCGATGTAGCCGATCTTGCCGCACTGGTTGTCCGAGCCGAGCAGGGGCTTCGCGCCCGCCTCGGTCCCGAGCAGCGCGGAGTCCGCCACGGCGGCGTTGTCGGACAGGTTCGAGGCGTCCCCGTCCTCCACGAGCAGCGTGAAGGTGACGTCGGCGTCCGCGATGGAACCGGCGCACCACACGAACTCGGTGGAGAGGGCGCCCGCCGTGTCGATGATCTCCGACACGAAGGCGGTGTTGTCGGTCGTGGCCGCCGCGGGGCTGATGCCCCGCGACACCTTGATCCGGTTGTGAAGGTCGAACTGCGGCATGGTCGTCTCCTGCGGTGTGTTGCGGGGAGGCGAGGGGCGCCCCGCGAAGGGCGCCCCCCGCCGTCAGGGACTAGCCCTGCTTGAAGTGGACGACCGGGTTCGTGCCCGCGTCGAGGAGGTCGGCGTCCGAGCGCAGGAAGGCGACGAAGCCCACCTGATCGGTGTCCGCGTACCGCTCGTTCATGCGGACGAGGCGGACGGTCCCCGCGTCGCGGATCATGTACTTGCTGAAGTCGCCGTAGATCAGCGTCTTGTTCGTCCCGCTGATCGTGGACGCCATGTCGTTGTTGATCCACACCGGGCTGCCGAGCAGCATGTCCGGGCGACCCGCGACGATCGACGGCTGCCAGAGGTACTGGCCGTTGCCGTCCTTGAGGCGACGCACGTACGACGCGACCGTGTCGTGGAGCATCCACGCCGCACCCTGGCGGTACGCGATGTCGAGCGCGTGCTGGGTCACGATCAACTCGTCCATCGTGATCGCGGTGGAGGTCGCCGCCGTGTTGCCCTGGCCCGACGCCGTCACCACGCCGTTCGGCTTGGACGAGTTGTCGCCCGTGGTGAAGTGCGTGTTCTGGATGCGGCCGATGCGCTGCCCGAGCGCCGACGCGATGTACGACGCGAGGTCGAACGCCGAGTCCTGCAGCAGCTCGTTCGGGACGAGCACCGGCTTGCTGCTGTACTTGTAGGCGCCGAAGGTGATCGTCCCGAACGTCGGGTCGACGCTCGAGCCGAACGACGTGTTCTCGGCGAGGATCGCCCCGGTGTTCGCCGTGTCGTCCACGGTCGGCCACGGCAGCGCGTTCCCCTCGGCCGTGCGGATCACCGACGCGGCCTGGCGCATCGGGCCGTAGTAGAGCAGCGACTCCTCGAGCTGACGGACGAAGCCCTCGGCGATCGTCGCGGCGCCCGTCGCGGCGTTGGTCGCCGACAGGTCGCGGGCCTCGCGCAGCGTGCGGGGCGCCTTGCCCGCGATGCGGAGGTCGAGGTACTCGCCGCCGAGGCCGAAGCCCGCGGCGCGGACGTTCGCGCGCTCCGCGTCGCTGATGTCGATGCCCGCCTTGGCGCGCATCCACGACCGCAGCGCCGCGTCGCCGTCGACCTTCGCGCCCTGCTCGGCGGGCTTGCGCGGCGTCTCGCTGCCGGGGATCTCGACCAGCGTGGTCTCGGCCCGGGCGAGGCGCTGCTCACGCTCGATCGCCTCGGTCAGGCGCGCGACGTCGGCGTCGGCCGCGTCGTACCTCGCCTGCTCCTCGGCGGAGAACTTGCGGCCCTCCTTGGCGGCGACGTCGTTGATCGCGCGGGCGGCCTTGACGGCTTCCGCCCGCTTCTCCATCAGTTCCTTCACGTTCACGGCGCAATCTCCCGAAAGGGGGACCGCGTCGGGGCGTACAGGCGCCATGTGCGGCCCCGGGTTGAGGGGTCGTCACGGACGCCGCGCCGCTGGGTGCGCGAACGGAACCGTCTATCCGCGCTGCGCGCCGCCGCTGGGTGCGACGCGCCGCGTGGAGTCTCGGCAGGAATGTCCTACGTCCCGAACTCTAGGCACCCGCGCCACGCGCGCAAGTGCCCCATGCTCAAACGCCGAAAGTGCGCGCGCGCAGGGCCAGGTCGCGGTTGCGGGCCTCGGCGCGCGCCGCCTCGGCGGGGTCGAAGGCGGGCGTGGCCGCCGCACGAATCGCCGCCGCCTCCGCCGCGGGGTCGCCCCCCACCGCGCGCGCGACGATCGCGGCCCGGGCCCCGGCGTCGGAGCCGACGTACGCCGGGTACGTCACCGGGGACACGTCGTACAGGTCCACGTCCTCGATCGTGCGGATGTAGTACGACTTCCCGTCCCGCGTCTCCTTGGTGACGGTGTCCTTGACGACGCGGAACCCGAACGAGGACCCCGTCACGTCGCCGCGCTTGATGAGCGTCACCGTGTCGCGGCCGACCTGCGTGTCGGGCGCGTCGGCCTCGTAGCGCAGCCCCCGGGCGTCGCTCGACAGCCGCAGCGTCCCCGCCGTCGTGCGCCCCAGCACGAGGCTCGGGTCGTGGTTGAACAGCGCCCGCGTGTCCTGCTTGTCCTTGATCGCGCGATCGAACGCGCCGGGAGCGACCCGCTCCTCGACGTCGTCCCACAGCATGTAGCGCGTGCCGGGGTCCTTCGCGTCGTAGTAGACGGCGGCGTGCCCCGTCACCATCCCGGGACCCGACTTCGCGTCGCGCACCTCGACGGCGGCGAGCGCCCCGGTGGTCATGCGTCGTTCGTGGCTCATCGAACACCCCCCGCGTTTCGCATCGCCTCGGCCTTGGTCGCCCCGTACCCGCCCCGCCCGCCGCCCGCGTCCACGACGCGCTCGTAGTACCACCCGTCGGGCCACCCCGGGAGCAGCGGCACCGTCTTGGGATCCAGCGTCGCGCTCTGACGACGGAACGTGCCGTGGTCGCGCGCGGGCGCCGAGCAGCACCCGGAGAGCGCGAACAGCGTCACGACGACGACCGCGGCGCGAAGGATCACTTGCCATCCTCCATCGCGGCCATCGCCGCGTCCATCGCCGCCGCGAACCCATCCGGCTTCGCGCTGCTGTACACCGTGTCCGCCCGCACCCGCACCGCGTCGAACAGCGCGTCCACCTCGGCGGCAAGGTCTCGCGCGCCGTCCACCCGCAGCGACGCCCGGAGCGTCACCAGCGGCGCCAGCACCTCGCGCACCACCGGCTCGTGCTCGGCGCGGAACCCCTCGAGCCAGTCCCCGAACGTCTCGGGGTGCTTCGCCGCCTTGCGGGCGTGCGCCGTCAGCCGCCGCAGGGCGCGCGAGCGCGCGTCCGCGAACGCGACCGTCGCCGCCGCCCGAGCGCCCGCCGCGTCCACCTCGGCCGCGGGCGCCACGTCCGGCGACGGGTCGGACGGCTCTGCCGGTTCGTCGGGAGGCTCGGCGGCGGCGCCAGCGTGCGCCGGGTCGGGCGCGTCCGGCTGCTGGAGGTTGATCGGGATGTGCAGTTCGTCGAAGCCGGGCAGCGGGTTCAGCCCCTCGTCGGCGCGGACCTCGTTGATGGTGCGGTAGGGCATCCCGGCGAGCGACGTCTGATGCGCCGCGTTGCGCGCGTCCGTGTCGGCGCGCACGAGGCCCGAGCGGTCGAACCGGATGATCCAGTCCCCCGACCGCTTCTGCTCCTCGGTCAGCAACTGCGCCTCGAGCCCCTGCTCCATCTCGACGAGGTCCGGGTCGACCGTGTCGTTGACGAACGCCTGCTCCTCCTGCTCCACGCTCGCGTACGTCTTGGTCGCCACGTCGCCCAACTTGTGCGGCGGCACCCCGAGGAAGTTCGCAATCTCGCGCACCTCGAATTGGCGCGACTCGATCAACTGCGCGTCGTCCGCGCTCATCTGCAGCGGCGCCGATGCCTTCATGCCCTCCTCGAGCACGATCGTTTTCCAGGCATTCGTCGTGCCCTCGCGCGCCGAGCGCCACGCGCGCAGGAACCGGTCCTGCGCCTCCTGGGTCATCTTCCCCGGGTGCTCGAGCAGCACGCCGAGGCGCGCGCCGTTGCTGAAGAACTTGGCGCCGTGCTCGCGCATAGCGACCGCCGCGCCTAGCGACTCGCGCGCCTTCTCCACCACCGAGTACCCGACGAGCCCGTCCCACCCGTACCCGCGCGAATGATAGACCTCGTCGTCGCGCAGCCGCACCGCGCCCTTGTCCGACTCGTACAGGTACATCAGCCGCCCGTTCTCGCGGAACGGCGTCACGCGCGACGGGTCCATCAGCAGCAGTTCGACGGGCGCCCCGGCCGTGTCCCGCTGGATGTAGGCGTACCCGTTGCCCGTCGTCAGGCGGTGGCCGAGCAGCGTCTGGAAGAACAGGAACGGCGTCGCGTACCGGAACCGCCGCAGCGCCGCGTGCGCCGGGTGGGTCGCGTCCACGACGAACCCGGCGCCCTGCCTGCGGAGCACGCGGGGGGAGGCGATCTTCGCCACCGCGTTCGCGCGCAGGATGATCCCGCGCCACCACGCCGACACGCCGAACGCCTTGTCCCGCGTGACGTTCACGCCCGCCGCCGTCGTCGTCCCGCCCCCGAGCGCATCCCAAAACTCCTGCGAGTTCATCGACACGTTCGGGTTGTTGATCGCCCGACGGTCGAGCCCGAGCGCGGACAGGATGCGGCCCATTTACTTCGCCCCCGGTGCGTCGTCGAACCACCACAGCGCACCAACCGCGATCACCGCCGCCTGCCAACCGAGCCAGCCCCACAGCCCCGCCCCGACGAGGAGGAGGGGCGCGACCGTCAAGACGGGGACGAGGAGTCGGCGCATGGACCGGGTAGGGGGCTCCACCCGGACGATAGACACCCGCGCCACCGCCGCAACCGACCCCGCCCGTTGTGACCGCGGCGCGGACCCCTAGGCTCGGCGCCGTGGTACGCATCCCGCGGGAAGTCGCCGCCGCCGCGAGGGTCCTCGCCCGCGTCTGCCCGGCCGATTTGCCCGTGGTCGTCGTCATGGTGCGCCGCCTCGCGTGGTGGGCGGACACGACCCGCGAGCGGGGACGCTACGTCGTCCGCCTCTCCGCGCAGATGGACGCCTCCATCGCGGTCGAAGTCCTCGCGCACGAGTGGGCGCACGCCCTCGCGTGGCGGGCGTCCCGCATCGACCACGGCGAGGCATGGGGCCGCGCGTACTCGCGCTGCTACCGGGTGGTCGTCGAGCGGTGGCGCCCTAGACCACGATCGGCCCGCGCTCCTCGTAGACCGACGACCCGCCGTCCGGCGCAATCACGATCGCGCGCGCCATCGCCGTCGCCAGCGCCGCCATCCCGTCGATCTTGTCCCCGCCCCGCGGCTTGACGAGCGCGAAGTTGCCCTTCCGGTCCTGCTCGATCTCGGCGTTCCCGGCCATCCACCGCAGCACCGGGTGGCCCCCGTGCTTCAACTCCCGGCGCGAGATGAGCCGCCCGATCTCCTTCAGCGGCTCGTTCATCGTGTACGTGCCCTGCCGCACCTGCACGACGTTGTACCCGCGCTTCATCAACGGCTGGGTGTAGCGCAGCGAGTTCCAGGGGTCGATCGCCACCTCGCGCACCTTGAACGGGCGGACCACGTCCTCCATCTCGTTCAAGACCCGCTCGTCGTCGAGTTGATCCCCGCCCGTCAGCGTCAACAGCCCCGCCCGCGACCACCGCATGTAGATCGCGTCGTTGCGCTTGTCCCGCTGCTTCGCCGCCTCCTCGGGCACCCAAAACCACGGCAGGACGTGCCGCGTCGCGGGGAAGTAGAGCACGAGCGCCGTGATGTCCGTCGTCGACGACAAGTCGAGCCCCGCGATGCACTCCGCGCCGTGCAGCGACCGCGCGTCGAACGACGCCCCGCAGCGGTCCCACGCCGCCAGGTCCAGCCACTTCTTGGACCCGCGCGTCCGCATGTTGCAGAAATACCGCTTGAACGGGATCTCCTGCGCCGGGTTCTCCTTCGCCAGTTCGCACTCGCGCGCGATCCATTCCTCTTTGACCGTCACGCCGATCGACGGGTTCGCCTTGCGCCACGTCGCCGGGGACGTCCAGTCGTCCTCGGGGTCGGCCTCGTAGATCACGGGCAGGAACGACGCGTCGAACCCGGGCTTCAGCGGGTCGCCCGGGTTGTCGCGCACCGCCTTCGCGCGGGACAGCGTGTCGTTGCAGACCGACTCGCGGTCCTCGTCGGCGGTCGTGAGCATGATGAACAACGGCTGGCGCCGCGCCGCCGTGGACAGGCGGCACACGTCCACGAGGTCCGCGTCGGGTTGGCGGTGCAACTCGTCGAGCACCACCGCGTGCGGGTTCATGCCGTCCTCGGTGCCCGCGTCCGCGCTGATCGGCTTCAAGAACCCGCCGTCGGGCCGCACGATGGAGTGCTGGTACCGCTGCGCGATCTGCTCGTCGGGGTCGATGCGGGCCAGCTCGAGTTTGCACTGATCCCAGATGATCCGCGCCTGATCGCGCTTCGCCGCCGCGCAGTACACCTCGGCGCCCGGCTCGTCGTCCGCGACGAACAAGTAGAGGGTCAGCGCCATCACGAGCGCGGTTTTGCCTCCCTTCTTCCCGATGTAGACCAACACCTCGCGGAACCGCCGCGTCCCGTCGGGCCGCACCCACCCGAACATGTTGGCGACGACCGCGCGCTGCCACGGCTCGAGCACGAACGTATGCCGCGCGAGCGCGCCCTTGATGTGGACGACGCGGGTCTCGATGAAGTCGATCGCGGCGCGGGCCTTCGCGGGGTCGAACGTCGTGTCGCCCGCCAGCGCGTACGGGTCGTACCGCGGGATCAGGCGGAGCATCGCGCCCCACCCCGCGAGGTCCAAGTCCGCGGGCAGCGGCGCGCGGTCGGATTGGATGCACTCGGGGGCCGGGGTGGCGGCCTTCACCGCGTCGGGGTCGCGGTCGGCGCGGTAGGTGCCGCGGGCCTTCTTCGCGGCGGCGGTGTCGCGCGGGCGGGCCATCTACGCCCCCACCGGCAGGTCGACCGGCGCGAAGTAGTAATCCAACAGCAGGCACCGCGACGGAATGCGGTCGATCCGCCGCACGCACACCCCCGGCGCCCAGCCCTCCGGGTAGTGCTCCACGATCGCGTCGCCGTTGTCGTCGGTCATCAGGACTCGGGCGCCCCGCCACACCACCCAATCCCAGCGCGCGGGGCCCCCGTCCTCGGGCGTCGTCTCTTGCCAGAACCACACGTCGTAGTACCCCGGGGTCACGGCAGCACCGCCCACGCCACGTCCGCCGTGAGCGCGAATGCCGTGGCGAACACCGGAGCCAGGTGGCGACTCCCGGGGGTCTGGTGCACGTACCACCGCTCGGCGTCCGACTCCACATAGAACCGGGGCCGGGTGAACCACCACGCGACCACCCACGCCCACACCCACACGACCGCGAACACCGGGGGACTCATCGCGTCACCTCCCACTCGCGCATCAGGCGCTCCACCTCGCGGCGCTCCTTCGGCGTCAGGTCGATCCCGCGCAACATGCGCCGGACGAGCATCAACAGCCGCCGATACGGGCCCGCCTTCATGCTACACCCCCCGGTGGACAGACGGCGCATACCCCCGGTGCCCCCCGGGGTGGGTTCCGCCAGAGTTTTTGCAAGAC